CATCTCTAAACGCATGCGACTCACTACGAGGGAACTGCCGGTAAAACTCATTAAGGGCATCAGGATCTGAGCCAAGAGAATCTACCTCATTGTTCCAGTAGCTTATTGCCCCCTGATATATATCTTCACCATCCACACCCACTACAGCATCGTTAGGCGTATGAAACACCGGCATACCATATCGATCAATATATCCCTCGAAGTTCCACTCCATAGGTATAAACAATGAGTAAAGCCCGCTCTTGGTTTGCCCGTTAGCGTTTCTTTTTCTTGGGTCCGAATCCATGTATAGCTTCTTGAAGTTATTACCTCCCTTGTCAAGAGCGTTGGACGTAGAGCCCATCATACATTTACCGATAACCTTACTACCCAAACGTAAACAGGTTTTAGTTACACGCCAGTTGTTTAGAATATTCTCAGGCTTCTCCCACTTACCACTCTCATCATGCAGCAACAACTTCAACTTCTCACCATCATAACTGTTATCGGATGTGTTCTTCCAGTCAATAGTTGTATCAAGGCCCTCAAGCCTCTCCTCATCTATGTCGTACATGTTCTTCTTTGTGATCTTGGATGCCGGTACTCGATAAGCTAACTCTGTCTTTGGCTTATCCATACCATCTTGGATAGGCTTGAAAAAGAATGGATAGTTATTGGATATGGGGACCACCTTGTCGGTGAACATCTTCTTTGCATCGGATCCAGTCTTAGATAGTATACCAACACGAGCATCTTTAGTTATTGTGGCCTGGTTCACACCCTCACACGAACTCATGAACGAAAATCCCGAACGCCTGATCTTTAGATAGCACATCCCAAAGCTGCGTATATCTGCCTTGCATGCCTCCCAGTATATGTAGAATATTCTATTAGCCTCACGAAAGTCCGGGTGCCCAACATCTATCTTTGTCCACTGCAGGTACATATAGTGTGTGCCTGTAATATAAGTTGGCGTGCCATTATTGTAGAACCAGAAACCTTGCTCCCTGCGATCAAACTCTTTCTCAATGTAATCAACCCATCGATTCTTAAATTGATCCGGCGCCTCATGCCACTGGAATATAGAAGATATGCGACTTAACTCTTTGGGGTACTCAAAGCCTTCCCAGTATTGATCTACTTTAGTATCGCTTCGCTTGTAGGTGTTCTTTGGTTTTGCAGGCAGCGCTATCTTAACGCCATTAATCTCATACACCTCTCCTACCGTTCCATTTTTAGATATGACCACAACATCATACTTCTTGTTGTAACCATACTGCCATGTATGCGCCTTATTCTTATTTGATAAGACGCTCTTTGGTATGTAGTCATTGACTACTCGATAGATGCTATTTTGATCTTGACTCTGCAAATCCTTTTGGTGTATTACTTTTCTTTTCTAACGTATTGCCATTAAGCATGGCGCTTTCGTTTTCTATTCGTGTTAGTATCTCAAAAGCATCAAAGATGGCAAGCTTCTTTGTGGCCGCTGCATTCTTTAACCTGTCAGCAGCCAGCTCATCATCTTTGTCATACTTAATAATATCCTCTTTGGCTACCTTTACAAGTTGCCTCACTGCCTTGTAGCCGGCCTCAATAATGCTCTTCTTAATTTCTGAAGTGTCTATTGTATTCATCTATAGCTTTAGTTTAATGTTTGATGTAAACATGCGATATAGCTTTTCACCGTCAACCTGAAACGCATATTCACTATCAGGCTCAAACGAAATAGTATCACCTTCTTTTAGCCCTTTGCTTTCCAACTCCTTATTAATATACTTAATTATTCCGACTAATGGCTCTTCACCAGCCTTGAAGATAAAAGACTCCTTAGCATCAACCGGCTTTATGAAGCAATACTTACCATGGGCCTTCCACTCGTTGTCCTTCTTGTATAAAAAGAACTGTTCGTGATCTATAAAGAAAAGATCATCCTTGAAAAAGCTACGACCGCTTTTCTCCCTGCCTTTCATGTCATAGAAAAACTTAAATACGTTGTGATGGACAAGCAAGGTGTCCCCAACACCAATAGGCCCATCATAGTTGATGGGTGTCTCTACTACAGTTGCAAATCTGTTTGATGCCTTATAATCTTCCTGAGATACGCTTGTGACGAAATCCATTCCACCAATGTTTTTAATGTTGTCGTATCTCCGGTTATTGTAAGGTCTTACAATAAAATCCGTTGGTGACTTCATTAAAAATTGATATTAAACTCTAAAGATATTGGTAATGTCTTGCGGAACTCCTTCCACATAAAAACCTCTTCATCCTTTTGGATCCATATCTTATAGGACTCCTCATCGGATTGAATAAGATGTATTCTGTGTGAACCACCCAGGACATCCTGTCCTACAAGGTAGTGCATGGCTCCGGACTTGTAGTCCGCGCCGATTGATATTTTACGAATATCCATTTCATTATGATTGACTAAATTTAATATTGATTTTCCCTTGAAGCTTAGGTATAATACTTCCTGAAACGGCTACATGTCTTAATGTGAAATATAGCCCATATCCAGCATCAAGAGTGGTATTAATCGCCGTAAGGGTACCACTAACGCATTCAAGAGTGTTTACGTTTGCACTTATTACACCTTGAGCAACAAGTGCTGCGTTGCCATTCATGCATTCTCGAGTCTTCCATAAAGACATTTCATACTCTGCCGATGTATCTGTCATTAAAGAAAAATCAACTGAACATACCGTAGGTACATCAATCGATGACGCGCATGATCCTGGTTGTCCGTTAGCAAATATAAATCCTGCATGATAATCTATATCACTATACGTGCCTGCTGTAGGTGAACTGGCGCCAAGAAGGTTTGTAACAGATGTGGACTTAGAGCTAAAATCTGTATCATCAATACCTAAAAACGTGTAGTAAAGATTATTCGTCATTGTAGACGCATCATTGCAAAACTTGTATGTCTGGGCAAATCCTCCACCGTTGCCGGCCCATGTTCCATCTCCTTGAAGGAATGTGCCTGCTGTACCTCCTGCTGGCACATGACCAACATTTGATCCTCCAGCATAGGCATTTGAAGTTACCTGTACAGATCCCGATGTAGGGCTAATGGTTATAGGTGTGCCTGAAGAAGTGGCTGGTGTTTGAGCAGTTACTGAGCTAACGCCTGCAGTGGATGCCCATGCAACGCCTGAGCCTGTGCTTGTTAGAACCTGACCCGATGTACCTACTGATGCTCCATCATATAGTGTTCCTGTAAGGGCTATCCCTGCTGTACTCGTTGTTGTACCTGTTGCAGAGAAAGTGTTGTTCCCACTCCATACGTTAGTCCCGGCAGATGTGATGTTCGCTGTGCTATCAAAAGTAGTGGCGCTCGCCCCTACGAAACTAATGCCCACTGCAGTTGCTGTGTTGCCGGCAGTAAGTACCTGCTGAATAGTCGGTGTGGACGCAGTTGGCAATGTTCCCCACTCAACACCAGTCCCGGCTGCATTAATAGTTAATATTTGACCTGCGCTACCTGTTGCCCCAGAGTAATCACTAAGAGTAGTTGTTGCTCCAAAGTTTAAGGTTGTGCCAAGGTTGATTGCGTCTGATGATGTAATGCTTGATCCAACAGCCAGCGTCATATCAACTCCATTGCTAAGCTTAAGTGCTTTACCAATGCCGCTCATGTCAATGTTGCCGGTAATAAGGAGGTCGCGTGCTGTAGTGTTACCTACGGCCATTACGCTATCTAAGTCACAACAGCTTACTGAAGGTGATGCTATCCATTGTAGCCCTGACCCAGTAGATGAAAGTATCTGACCCGCAGTACCCACACCATTGGATGCAGTTAAGGTTGTTGGTGTGATAGTCCCTACTACAGTTATGTTACCCGTAAGAGATAGGTTTTGAGTGGCAGTATTACCAGTATCTAATACAGATTGAAGACCCTGAGCAACACCGCCCGCGCCAGATACGGAGCTCACAAGAAACGTTACCGTTTTATTGTTATCACTAACATCAGTTCCAATAAGAAGGTCTTCCGATGCGGGGGTTACCGTAGGGTATACTGTAGTATTTTCTATTTTAGCCATTGTCTTCTTTCTGCTTTACTTCGCCTGTCTCCAGGTTGATTACTGCGTTTTCTCCGTACTTTTCCATCAAGCCTGTCTCAAGGTCTTGAAAGCTTTTTCTTATGGCTTCAGTCTTCAGACACAAAGCGTGTTCCTGTAGAGCAATATCTCCAAGCTGGCTTTTAATCTTATTAAATTCAGCGTGTAGACCCTGAAGCTCCTGTAATTCTTTTTCTGCGATTTTAGTCATGATGTTAAATTAAATTTCAATAATGCAAATATACTAAAAGTTGATCAAGGCTTTTTACTTGCCCTGACCTTTGTACTTCTTTACGTAATTTTTGCTTGTCTTAATAGAGCTCGTTTTTGATTTAGCGTGAACCCCAGGACGCCTTTTCTTTCCTTTGTAATCGTAAAACGATTCTAATTTACGTGGCATTTACTTACGTACCTTTTCTATTGATCGACCTCCGAAGTAAGCGCCAATAACTGTGATAAGAACTATCTGTAACAGGTCGGTCCATTTCTCTTCTACGTGGAAGTTGAACTTGCCGGCATCAATAAATATCAATAGAACTGTGCTAAGAACTAAAAATATAAGCACCAATGGTCTAACATTTTTGCTTAGCCAGGAATCGCTGATCATATCCGCCTTCCATCGCTTAGTAACGTTAAGCTGCATATCAGCCTCCGCTTCGATGAAAAGCTTTTTGAGATTCATTTCGAACTCTTGCTTCTCTTCTTTAGTAAGAACAAATCGATCAACTAAGTTTCCTATACCGTCTCCGATTTGCTTACCTCCCTTTGCTCCAAATATTTTTGATAAAAATGCCCCCATGGTGTTTTACTTTGAGGATTCTTTGAATTTATATAGTGTAAATCCTATAGCTAATATTAAAGAAATCATCTGCAACATCTCATTACAATCTGTCAGCGTCAACCCCAGTGCTCCTCCATTCGCCGTGACAACCTGTACGGAGTCTCTTATTGATTCATTCATTTTACGAAAATATAAAATTTATTTTACAAATTTTTCAATCCACTATGCTCATCATCCAACAGATATCCAGCATCAATAGCTTCCTGCGCTGTAAGACCTGTGATTCCATCTAATACATCTCCTGTATCAAACTGCTGCGGCTCATCTTCCCACGCAAGAACATAGGTTGGGTTGCCTGAGTTAGGAAACCAATCAAATGAATACAAAGTTACACGCTCGCTTCGTGGAGGAGCATTCAAATCATAAATGTCTTCACTTGCTGTGATAGTAGCTACTTCATCAGGAAATGGATAGTATAGATGCATTATGGATAAATTGAATAGTATGTGTTAATATCTGTAGATATAGCTGCTGCATCAGAAGACTTGTCTGAAC